TCTTCGCCTCTCATCCCCATCCATCCGTAGCGCCCGCACTCTGCCAAAACCCTGGCGCGTTGGTAGCCGACATCCAAGAAAGTCCGCTGTGGTGCTATGTTGAATTCCTTGCGCATTGCTTCGATTTCATCAAATGAAGTCAAGCGGCGAAACGAAAGCAAACGGCTCGCGCCTGTTTTGCTCCAACTGCGTGCCACCGCCCAAAATTCCTCAAGGTATGCTTGCACGTCTACGGTTAAAAATCGAGTTGCCTCATCCGCCCATTCGGCGCTTGGTTCGTAATCTTTGACGACCACTTTTTCAATGTCCACGTGATTTGTAGCTTTCCATGGCTCCGCAAGGCGTAGCGTGACAAACTCGCGCAATGGCTGAATGTAGCCACCGGCGGCGTGCTGTTTGGCTCGCAAAAAATCAACCACCAAATCTGCCCAAGGCATAACTGAAGGTGGTAGAGCAAGTTGGTTGAAACTAAACGAGCGAACGCGTGGCGTTGGGTTGTCGTTGGTGGCTACGTATCCGCCCTTGCTCATCGCCCTCCAATTGGTTTCGGTGTTTTCGTGCAAGTGGCCACAATGCGGGCAAACCATGCGCACCGTTTCGCTTAATGCTTCAAAATCCCAGACGCCATTTGGTTTCGTTTGGTCGTTAGTGTCCCATTGGAGGCAGTCGTAAAATGCCGGCATAAAAAGCTCACTGCATTCAATGCACTTTAGATGCCAATGCTCGCAGGTGCCCGATTTGTATGCGCCATCAAAATCGCTGCCCTCTTCTTCGGGCGTGCTGCTTAACCAGTGTTTGCGGTTCCAGTATCTAGTTGTGCGGGCGCGAGCGCGCGCCAACATGCCAGGCTTCCAAGCGCTGACTTCGTCGCCAAACAGCCAACGAATTGACCAACTACGCAGAAAGTTATTATTGGCGGCGCCCAGCTTAAGCGTGCAGGTAGTCAGAAAAATTTCGGTGTTCGTCTTTTTGTGCCGGTCGGTTGGAAACTGACGGCGCAGTGTTGCGCAACTCTCCAACATCGGCATAAGACGCTCTTTTGAAAAATCCTTGGCGGCGTCCTCGTCCTGCATCACCGTCATGGTTGGCCCTGGATGGTTTGCCAACGCCCAAGCAATGGCTACTTGCATGGATACCGTTTTGCCAGTTTGGGCGGCGCAATTTAACACAACCTCCTCAGTGTTCGGGTCTGCAAACGCGGTCAACGGTTCCAATAACCAAGGCGTTTCGGTAGCGCGGAATTGGTTGCCGTATGGTGATTCTCGAAGGCGGATGTTATCAAGCGCCCAGTCTGGTATAGTTGCTTTTTGCTTTTCAGCAAATGCCGTCGCCAAGCATTCCCTTATTATATTTTTCATGCGCTCAATTAAATCAGGCTTTTGTATGCGCTCGCAGCGTTTCGCGCAGTTTGGCGTTGTACGCAATTATGACTGGCTGTGCCTCGGTTGGTGTCAAGCCTGCCACCATTGGCGCCAACTTGCTTTCCATCTCGTCTAAGTGTTTGGCAAACTCCATGCAAAGCGCCATTGTAGCGCGCCTCACTTCTTCGCGGTCCAACATTTTGCCGCGCATGCCGTCCAGCTCCACGTCGAGTTTCTCAACCTGCCGCCTGATTTTCTCCACCTCGTGCCATTCCTTGGTGCCAGGCTGCGCCTCGTTGCCGCTTTCGGTGGCGCTGGTTTTGCGTGCTTCTGTCACTGCTTCCAGCGTGTAGAGGTGCGCTCCCCGTGCGCCAGTTTTTGCTATAGGAACGCGGATTAAAAAGTTACGCGCCTCGTGGTAGCTCATGTCTAATTTTTGCGCCACGTCCGCGATAGTGAGCAGGGGCGGCGTGCTGGATGTCTTTTTGCGTGTGGGTTTTGCGGGTTTGGTCATGGGTTTTGTTCGTGGTCGTGCGCGGAAACCTGCCTTTTATCTCCTTCTAAGAGATTACTTTACAGGGGGGTGGTTGTTTGGTTTTTATTGTATAGTTTGCAATCAGAACGTGCCCAAATGTTTACGAAAGCTCTTTCGATGCTTAAACACTGAGCTACGGCTAACTCCGTAAATCTCAACGGCTTCGGTCGGCTTTAATCGCTTCAGCTCTACGGCTATGGCTGCCAATCTGATTTGTGATTTTTGGCAACTAGAGCCACCGGCTAAGATATAATTAATGATTTCCAACAGCGCAGCACTGCATTGGCTGGCGCAGTCGGGCGCCTGTGGCTCTTCGTGGTCGTCATATGTGTGCGGCTCTAGCATTCAATGGTTGCAATTGTTTAACGCAGTAATAATTAAAATTAGTTGGCTTTTGTTGCTTATAAAATAGCCTTTATCCTGTTGTTAGCTAATTGAAAATAATCTTCATTCATTTCAATTCCTATGAAATTTCGGTTTGTGTTTTTGCAAGCAATGCCCGTGGTTCCCGAACCCATTGCAAAATCAAGGACAGTATCGTTGACGTTGGTGTAAGTGTGTATAAGGTATTCCATTAACGATACCGGTTTTTGCGTTGGGTGGATTTTACCTTTGTTGTTTTCCCATTTGCCTTTAATTATGCTTGTCGGGTTTTTGTGGGTGTATGTGTATAGTTTTCCACTGTTGTACTTTACTTGGTTGCTTGATTCCTTTTTGCTGACGTTTCTGCCTTTTATTGGCTTTTCCCTTTCTGTCATTTGTGGAAAATATCTAATCTTTCCTTTGCCAAAAACGACAACGTCTTCATGCTGCATCATCGGTTTATACCTTGCGCATTGAAAACCGCGCGGGATGTGCTTGTCCCATACCCAGCAGTATTTAAACATGCTGTAATTACTGGCTATAAGTTTTGTTGTAAAAGGTTGGCTTGCTGTCATAACTATTGCGGCGCTTTTCTTTGTTATTCTATTCAAGTGCTGCCACATAGGTTCAAAGGCTATGATTGCGTCCCATTTGCAAGCTGTAATGCCATATGGCACATCGCATAAAACCATGTCAACGCTTGCGTCTGTTATGTAATGCATCATTTCCAAGCAATCGCCGTGCATTAGTTTAATTTGGTCTTTGCTCATGTTTTTTATTTCTAGCATGGGTTTTTATTGGCTTGCTGTGCCCATTGTTTGCATAGTTTATGCATCCCGTCATTGGTGATTTCTTCGATATATTTCTCTGAAGGTTTCCCATTTTTTTTGCTAATAATGCGCAAACATGTGACTTCCCCGCGCTGGTCATGCCCTGCTACGAATACCGTGAAGATGCCAGTCTTGACCAATGCCTTAAATTGCCGCATTTGCCCTTTTGGGATTTGATTATATTTTACCAGCCCTTCAGATTTGAATTCTAAACGAAGAAAATGCCCGCCAATTTCCACTTCACCGTCACAATCGCTGGGCAAAATGTTGCGAGGAAAAGCGCCTTTGAGCCAGTGAAACATTTGCAAGCCTCTGCTTTGCATCCATTTGACTGGGTCACGTATTCCGCTTTCATAAGCTGAATCTAGAAAGTCCTGTATTTCCATCACATTATAGCTTTTGCTACTCGTTGCGCTGCTTCAATTAATTCGTTCATGGTTCCGTTGTTGCAAATGTTTTGGTTTGCTACTATTTGCGGAACCATTGTCTCGCTTACGTGTTGGCTGGCTGGTGTTTCGATGTTGTTTTCGCGTTGAAGTTTTACTACATAACCACCCATTTTTCTGATGAATTCTGCCTCAAATGGGAATCTTAAGTCGTCGATAATGACGTGTTCTGTCTTGCTGACTATGCGCGGCTTGTGCTTAAACTCCACCATATTAAGCCAATAATTGCGCCCATATAATTGCTTCATTGTTTCGCCAATGGCTTGGTAAAGTGGCCTTATTTTCTCTTTATCACCCGCATCGTTGCCGTTCCTTGGCGCCGTTATGCCGTGGGCAAGTTCTTTAATTGGCGCTGCCAGGCTGTCAATCACGCTGTTTGCTAGTGCCTTAGATAAGTGCCTTGCAAAAGTGCTTTTGCCAGCTCGCATTTGTCCAGTGATTCCAATAATCATAGTATGTCTGTTTTTGGTTCGTTGTATGCCGTAAATCTGCCATTCCACTTTGTCCAATTCAGGCCAACTTTGCCAGTTCTGCCGTGCCTGTTTTTTCGCACTAGTAATTGAGTCAATTGCTCTTCGTTTGGGTCCATGTGCAAAAATGAAACAGTGTCACTGTCCTGCTCGATGCTTCCACTTTCGCGCAAATCGGAAAGACGAGGCTCCCCGCTTCGCTCCTCAATGCTTCGGTTCATTTGGCAAAGCACAAGGAAAGGCACTTTGGTTTCTAGCGCTGCTTTTTTTAGCGCCTGCGATATTTCACCCACTTCGCGCACCCTGTCCTTGCCTCTATACGCTGGCGGTATAAGACCTAAATAATCGACGACAAACAACTCCGCGTTGCGCTCACGCGCGTGGGTGCGTGCTTGGCTTCGCAGTTGAGTTATGTTAGTGTCAACCTGGTCCTCTACTATAATTTTGCTCTGAGCGATGGCTTTAGTGCTTTGGATTATTTTTGCCGTGTTGCCTTGCCCCGTCTCCATATAGTGCCCCAAATCTTCGCCGCTATGGTTGGCCACCATTCGGCTAATCACTTGCTCAAATGGCATTTCGTAAGACCAATAGACCACCTGCTTGCCCTGCATGGCAGCATTGAGCGCCAATTGGCAGGCAAGCGCTGTTTTGCCACATCCTGGACGCGCTGCAAGCGTGTTCATACTGCCAGGTTTAAAACCTCGAAGGATGTCGTCTACCGCATCCATGCCCGTTCGAATGCCGGTTGATGGCAAGCCGTTGGGATATGCTGTTTCGAGTAGCTGAACGAAGTCCCGCCATCGCTTTTTTTGGTCATTGGCTTTGCCGCTATGGCCCGCTGTGATTTCAAAAAAGTCGCTTTCGAGCTTGGCCAATAGGGCCTTGGTGTCTGTCTCTGGGTCGCTCACAGCGTGCAAAGCGTCATAGTATCGCTGGTAAATCATGCGCCGTGTGGCTGTGTCTTGTAGCTCTCCCAACCAAAAACCTAAGTTACTTGCGGTTGGCGCTTTCTCGATTGCCTCGTATAGCCACAAGCCAAGTTTTGGCGCTTTAGCGCTAACGTTAACCTCATTTAGTTCTGCGCCAGCCTCCACCAAATCGCCCATGATGCGCCAAGTCTCCAAAGCATTTAGCCCATGAAAATGACGCTCTGAAATCCCCGCCGCAACTGCGTCCGAATATGCGCCTAGAATACAGCACCCAATTAAGCCCTTTTCGGCTCTATCGCTGAAAGGAATCTCGGCAGGCATTATTAAATTGTTCATGCCCATTTTTCCGCCTTTCTGCTCGCAGGTCTACGGCCTCTCAAATGCTCCATGCCTCCAAAAATCAGAGACAAAACATTGTCCTTGCCTTGAATGCCATCAGAATCCTCTGTAAGGGTAGCTTCCACCGCCTCCGCTGTGTTCATACTGCTCTCGGCCTCTACTGCCTCCTTGATGGCATTCTGTGCGTTTATGGCGGCACGTACGGCCGCTGCGCTATGCTCCGAAACATCTCTACCTTGAAAAGAAGCATTTTCTTTTGCATTGGCTATGTTTTCGGCTTTG